AGTCAGAAAAAATGGTCAAGAATTAACAGCTCCTACCATTGACATAGAGTTTGCAGGGGATATAGCAGGATTATACGAGGTAGTCTTCTTTGTGATAGAGGTGAATTTCGCAAATTTTTTTTCAATGATCGGTATTGGCAACCTATTTACAGAACAAATGACAATTCCGGCACAAACTACGAAAAGAACCTTCACGAAGAATTGCGACAGGAATATGCCTTATGGCGTTTAATTATTGAAGGAATGGCAACCCTTATAGAGTTAGAGACGACATGGAATATTGACGACCTATATCGAGCAAATGCACTAATTGACATGCGAATTGATCTAGAAGAGGTGGCAAGAAGAAAAATCGGAAAAAAATAGGTAGAAAGTGGCTATAGTCCGCGAATTAGTTACTAAATTATCATTCAATCTAGATAAAACTAATCTAGATAAATTTGAACGAACAATAAATAGTTTTAAAGTAAAATTCGCAATACAATCTTCTTTAATTGCTAAATCAGTTCAAGCCATTTTCAGTTTTGCAACAGGCGTTGCAGATGCAGCGGTTCAAACAAAGGATCTTGCAGATTATGCAGGTATAGCTGTAGACGAATTCGTTGCTTTAAAAAATGCAGCTCAACAATTTTCCATTAATCCTGAAAGTTTTAACGCCGCGATTCAAAAGATTGCCATAGGGATTAAAGAAGCGAGTAGAGGAAGTGGAGAGCTCTTACAAATCATCAATGAGACACAAGGAAGGATAAACTTTAAAGGACTAAATGGGGAGCTTCTTAATGCAAAAGATGTATTGCTTCAGATATTCGATGAAATCAATCGAATATCGGACAAATCAGAAAAACTGAGAATTCTTGGTAATATTTTCGATCCTCAATCGGCTGGAGCATGGTTAAGGGCAATTGAGCAGGGAAGCGGAGAATTCAGTAAGTTAATCGATAAGGAAAAAGAATTCGGAAAGGCCTTTGAAAATTCTATTCCATCATTTATTTCTTTCCAAAAGGATGTTGCCAGCCTTAACAATGAGTTCAGCAAATTAATTCAGACAATTGCACAAGAGATAGTTCCAGGATTGACAAAAGCGGTTAGTGGAACAAATTCATTTGTAGAGCATTTTAAAAAGACTCCAAAGGTCGAACCAGAAGAAATAAAAGAGGCTTCCAGAGACTTTTGGAGGGGATTATTTGGAGGAAAGACAAATCTAGATACTCTTAAAGAAAAGCAAGCGGAAGAAGATGCAATATTCAAAAGAGAAGTGGAGGATCGTCGTCAAGCTATTCAGAATAGGAGTTCAATAAATATTACGAATAACAATCGATTTGAGGTCAACGTTCCACAAGGCACAACTCAGGAACAAGGCGTAGCAATCAATCAACAGATCCAGGCAGCTTTCAGTTCATTAAAAGACGAGATGGCTAGAGAAGTGATCAACAATTCACCGCAGGTAGAATAATGGTTCTAAGCTTGATCTACGGTAAACAAAAGTATGCTCAGAGCTCAATCAACCAGGCGAACGATGGGCCTGCCCTCATTACTTTTGATACGATGGTTTCAGAAGAGCATCGTTTCAGTTCACGAGTAACATACTACCCTATCGAATCAGGGACAATTATTAGCGACCACATCATTAATCAACCCGATATAGTGATCCTTTCGGGTCTAATAACAGATACGCCTCTTAATCTCCTGGCGCCTTTTAATCGCTCTATTTCTGCCTTTAATTCATTGATTTTACTTCATGAAAGGCGACAAATCGTTGACATTGTTACCGGAATCAAAATATATCGCAATATGGCTATCACTTCCATTGACGTGCCGAGAACAATTCGAACAGGTCAAACACTGACTTTTAACATAGAACTTCAGAGGATAGTCTTTGACGACACCATAGAAGTTTACTCAAGTCAAGGGAATGTATTTGGAGGAGTGCAAGACAATACTCCAAGATCAATCGTTGCTGAAAATACCAATATCCCCATCATTCAAAATGATCCTCCATTTAGTTTGAAAGACCAAGCAACGACTGCAACAAATTACGGAGTACAAAGCCTAGCAACCGTTCCCACTGCGATTCTCCCCAACGTTTTAACCAATCTCTTATCTATTGCAGGAGTGACATAATGCAGATCATACCATTTAAAGAATCGGCATCATGGCAAGCTCAAATTACCCTTACGGGAGTGATTTTCATTCTTTCATTCAGTTGGAACGCTATGAATGAATATTGGACGATGAGCATTTATGATAGGAATGATCAGCCTATCGTTTTAGGGATTAAAGTAGTCACTAATTATAATCTAACTGCACAATATGCAGCTACCCCAGGGATGCCACAGGGAGATATCATTTGTCAAAATATTATCGGACAATGGACAGATATTGGACGGTTTGATATGGGAGAAACAACTGAATTGATTTACTATGAGCCAGGCGAGTTGGATAGTTTAGAGTCATGAAATTTTATCGAGCAGCGACAGTCCGAATTAGAATCAGGAATGCTAATTTCAATGGATATGTTACTACCATAACTCTTTCAGGATTAAGAGTTTCATTTTCAATAACAAAATCTTTGGCTTGGTCGACAAATTCTTGCATTGTCAAGATTTGGAATTTAAGTCAGGATCACCGAAATCTAATCAAAGACTATGGAGACGAGGTAACTGTTTATGCTAATTATTCCAATTCAGGAGTTCCTAATGCGAAAGCAACCGAAGTTTTATTTGTGGGAGACACGACGGCAGTATCTCACATTTTTGATCAGCCGGAAATAGTTACTGTATTGGAATGCGGAGATGGAGACAAGTATTTGAATCAGTTAAGGGTAAATTTATCATATGCAGCAGATACTCCAGCAAGAGTAATTATAAATGGAATTGCCTCACAGATGGGTATAGATATAGCGGAATATGCAGCTAGTGATAACTTAGTTTATCGCCAAGGATTTAAGCACAATGCTATGGGAAAAGAGGCTTTAGATATAGTATGTGCTAAACTTGGATTGCAAGTAAGCGTTCAAAATGGAGCATTGCAAATCATCCCACTTAATGGAACAATTTCACAACCAGCTATTCAGATAAATGAACAAACTGGAATGCAAGGAATTCCTCAAAGGTTCACCTACAGAAGATTATTCCTATACAAGGCAACTGATGCTCCCACTACAGGTTACAAAGTCAACGTGGCTCTAAACCCTTTTATTACTCCAGGTTCTAAAATTGACCTTTCCTCTACTCATTTAAATTTTAGAGGCCCTTATCGAGTTGAAAATGTCAGACATGATGGAGACACTTACGGATTCGTTTGGTCATCTAATATAGAATGCACCGAATTAGCGACAGGAGCAACTCAATGACAAGTCCGGTAACAATGTCAGACGCAGTCCGTCAGGCGATCCTATACCAATTAGGAAACGTCCACACTTCATTACCAGGGGCGATCGTTTCCTACGACTACACACTGCAAAAAGCTTCCATCCAGCCCTTACTTAATAAATCATGGGCAGACGGAACATTTACCCCTATGCCAATTCTTGAAAACGTGCCTGTAATTTTTCCTAGAGCAGGCGGTGCCAGCTTGACTTTTCCGGTTGATGTGGGGGACACATGCCTTCTCGTTTTTATCGAACGATCTATTGATTTATGGTTGACAGTAGGCGGACAGGTTACCCCTGACGACAATCGTAAATTCAATATTTCTGATGCTATAGCTATCCCAGGTCTTTTCCCTTTTTCGGAAACTTCTGATGCTACAAACAATTCAGATGTATTGCTTACATTCAATGGATCTAGTTTTAGGATCAAAGCCAATGGGGACATAGTAATACAGACATCAAGCAAGGTGGCAATCGGCAGCTCATCAACTGAGGTGTTAGATATTCTTTCTCAATTATTAGTGCTCTTACAGGGTCTTTCCGTGATGGGGCTTGCATTTAATGGCCCATTGAATGCTACTTTTATAGCAAATGTGTTATCTTTACAAACACAGCTAGACGCAATCAAAGGAACGATACCGTGATAGATATAGCTTTAGATCCATCGACAGGAGATTTAGTATTCGAAGATTTTGACTTTGCATTGGTTGGGGGAGTTGATCAAATAGCACAAAATCTTGCTATTAGACTTAGATTTTTAACTGGAGAATGGTTCCTAAATATTTTAGCAGGAGTTCCTTACTACCAATACTTTTTCATAAAAAATCCTAATCAAATTCAAGTCGAAACATTCCTGAAAGATGAAATACTAAACACAAGAGGGGTGATAAATCTTACCGCATTCTCTTCAAATTTTATTGGATCAACCAGACAATTTACTGTAAACTTTGCTTGTACAACGATTGACGGAGACCTAGAGATGGAGCAAATATTGCCATGACATTCGGTTTGACACCAGAAGGCTTTAATACGCCACGACTAGCTGACGAAAAGCAAGCCCTTGAAAATGCTTTTATTGCTGAATTTGGCGATGTAAATACAGATCCTCAATCGGTATGTGGTCAGCTTATAGGGATTTTTGCCAAAGCTTATGCAGATCTTTGGGAAAATTTAGACGATGTTTATCTAAGCGAATATCCAAATTCTGCTTCTGGAATCTCACTTGATAATGTAGTTCAGCTAAATGGAATCACTAGACTACCAGCAACTCAAACGTTGGTTGTAGCAACAGTTTCCGGATTAGAAGGTACTTACATTCCAATAAATTCATTAGCTTCACTTCCTACAACTGGAGACACATTTTTTGCGAATGTAGGAGGGACGATAAGCCGTACAAATGCCGATATAGTAAAAATTCAAGTGACCTCAGTTACAACTCAAGCTTATACTATTTTGCTGAATGGATCGGTATTCACCTACTCGTTACCTGTGATAACCTTCTCAAATGTAGGGCCTATTTTCGTTACTAGCAATTCGATTAAAGTCACGATAAATGGAGTTACTCTAGCAGCAGTCCCATATAATACAAGCAGCAATCAGACCCTAACAGACGTAGCATCAGCGATCCAAGCATTCAGTTCAGGAACGGTTTGCACAGCAGTAGCAACTCCTACAAATGTTATTACTATAACTCCTCTTTCCGGTAAGAGCGTTACCATCAATTCCATATCGATAACCGGAGGAGCAACTCAGGCGTCCAATGTAATCACTTTCATAGCTCCAGCGAATCAGAATGCGATCACTGCTCAGTTAAAACTCATAGCAAATGCAGGATCACCTCCTTGGAATGTAGTCGACAATATGGACGGCACGATCACGGTTAATGCCACTAATGTCTCGGTTCCCTTCTCTGCTAACGCAGGCATTAACCTAGAAATTATCTATCAAGCGTCTCCCATTACTTTTTTAGCAGAAAACTTTGGCCCTATTCCAGCTCCAATTGGCACATTAACCAATATTATTACCCCATTAGCAGGATGGAATACAATCACTAATCTGGTTGCAGGAGTATTAGGACGAGTCACTGAAACCGATGCAGAGCTTAGGATTCGTAGACAAAATTCTATCAAACTATTAGGATCGGCAACCGTAGAGGCTATTACAGCAGGTTTACTTCAGAAAGTCCCAGGAGTCACAAGCGCGACGGTCTTCGAGAATGTGACTCTTCAGCAAGAACCGATTTTAGTTGTTTTCCCTCTTCCATTCACCTCAGGGGATACAATTACTATCACCTATAATACAGTTTCAAATTTTTCAGTGAGCTTTACAACCGATCAAGCTACGACGATGGGATTGATCGTTGCTCAATTCGAGTTGATTCCTCAAGTATTATCTGCAAGTTATGGAGGGACTGGAAATCAGACGGTAACTGTAAATATTATTCAGGCTACTGTATTAACCATTAATTCAGCTGTAGTAACAGGTACAGCGCAGACAGCATCAATCAAAGGCGGAAGACCACCTAAATCATTTGAGGCAGTCGTAGAGGGTGGTTCAGATCAAGCGGTGGCTGAACAAATTTGGCTTACAAAGCCTGCTGGAATAGAGACTTTTGGAAATGTCAACTCAGGAAATGGAATAACGATTATTGACTCACAAGGAAATTCTCAAGTGATTTTCTTCTCAAGACCGACAGAAATTTTCATATGGGTTCAAGTTGCTCTTACACTATATTCAGAAGAAACATTCCCCTCAGATGGCACTCAACAAGTAGCGTTAGCAATCTTAAATTATGGAAACAGTTTGGGTGTAGGAATAGACGTTCTTTTCCAGAGAGTTCTAGCTCAAATTTTTACAGTGCCAGGAATTGCAAGCGGAAATATGGTCATAGCTTCCACAGCAACCGCTACTGATTCCCCTTCCTTTGGTACATCAGATATAATAATCGAGGAGAGTGAAATTTCGGCGTGGGACTTATCCAGAATATTAGTTACGGTAGTATAATGGTAGAAGAAGAAAAGAAAACATATAAATGCAGACCATTAATTAGAGATTCTTGTATTAATAAAATAGTTAGAGATAATTTAGGTGATTACTTTGATTATCCATTGTGTGAAGCTTGCCAGGAAGCCGATACTGAAATGGATGGAGAGATTTATAGGTTAGACGATGGTAGATATACCTAATTACTTTGATCGCTGTATTGCTCTTTTAGCATCGCAATTTCAAATTCGATTACCCAATGGAAATCTAACCAATTTTCAAAAAATGATCGCTGCACTAATAAGCGAAGCGCAAGTTATTAATACTCAAGAGCAGTTATTACTCACAATGCGATCTCTAAATACAGCAGAAGGCGTTCAACTTGATGGACTCGGTCAGATCATAGGGTTAGCAAGAATTCCAGGTCAAAGTGATGCTTCATATAGGGAGGATCTTGGTTTCCAGATCTTCGTGAATCAAAGTAGTGGCACCCCCGAGAATGTTATAGCGATTCTGAAATATCTCACGGATGCCTCTAAAATCTGGTATAATGAAGTATACCCTGCTGCATATCAAATGGCAACCAATGGATTAGTGGGTCTCAATCATTTAATTTATCCTTTCCCTAATCCCTCGGATCTTAATTCAGAAATTCAAAAAACTAGTCCGGCTGGAGTAAGATTTATCGGAGTAACAGCGACATACAATACCAATCCATTTTCTTTCTCAAACGATCCATTTACTGAGCCGTTATTCGTTTCCCCAGACCCTATTAATCCCTTAGAATTGCACCAATTTCAAGTTGATCCAGGAAGTGGATTAGTTGACCTATACATCCAAAGAGGAGAAACGGTTAACCCTGATTTTGGAGGAGGATTCGCAGAGGCTCTAGGTGAACCACCTAATTTTATTGGAGTAGACACAACAGGCGCAGGACAACTAGCCGAATTTATAGGATATTGATATGGTAAATAAACCTACATTTTACCCGAACTGGGCAACTGAAGATCAAGTTGATCCGGTATCGCTACAAAATAACGTTCTTACACCTCCATCAGAAAAGCAGTTAGAAGGATTCGCTCGACTTGAATTTCCTCCACGAAATTGGTTTAACTGGCTATTTAGAACGATTAATGACTGGATAATTTGGTTTGATCAAATATTAAGTCAAGGAGTTGTCACTTTAGGAACTGGTCAAACGATGTTTGATGCAGTGAATGGAGGATTAGCCTACATCTATGTAGTAGACACAGGTAATGCCTCAAACGTATATCATGGAATGATTTACTTGCCACCTGGTTCAGTAGGCGCTACATTTATCGATATTAAGAAAGTCGGAATCACTACCCCTGTAATATCAGGCAGTGGAACTGTGACAATCACAGGAGGATCCGGCCCTTATATCGTCTACGGACAAACTAAAACGATCCCTTAGGAGAAACAATGAGCTCACCAGTTCAACTATCTGATTTACCGGTCGCTTCTAGCGCAGCAAATAATGACACTACCCTTCTAAGAAAGGGGTTAACCGATTATCAATGCGCGATCGAAATTATTAGGACGATTGATCTTACAGCTCTTTCTCCGATCCCAGGAGGATTTTCAATTGCTACCGATCTCCTTATGACAAGTAGGACAATTGGAGGGAATCCTCAGAATTTTCAATTACAATTTTCTCAAGTTGGATTTGTTCAAGGGACTAAAATGTGGTTCTACCAAGGAGCTGCACCAACTGGGTGGACTATTATTCCTGATACTGGAGATAGACTTCTTGGGGTGACTAGCGGAAGTAGCACAAAAAATAAATACGCAGGAACTTTTTTGGCAGGAACTCAATCCCCTTTAACTAGTTGGCAACAAACCGATACAATTCTTACGATTTCTCAAATACCTGCTCACTCCCATACAGCAAGGATGGCAAAAGAAACTACAGGAAGTGGAAGCAGCACTATACCTGCAAGAGGAAAAGTTGATGACCCTACATCAACTATTACAACGAGTTCTGTAGGAGGATCGCAGGGTCACAATCATGGAAAAACTTGGAGACCTGCGGCAAACGTAGGATTACTTGCGGTGAAGACATCATGAAGGATACGAGTTGCGGAGAAAGTTGCCCGTTTGTTAAACAAGGATTTTGTAACCATGTTAGAGAATGTCCTAATTTTATAGAGACATGGTGGCAAGAGCATGGAGAGTCTCAACCGATTAAGGTAAACGATTGCTCTCCTAAACGAATGATTTTGCAGCAGCAGATAATGCAATCTAGGCTGGAAACTATGCAGCAAGCTCTTGAGCAGTCCAGAAATGAGTACATAAAACTATGTGGCTATTTTAGGGATTTGATTGATTCAACAAAAAAAGTTATCCAACCTCCAAACAATTATTACATTGAAGGAATGCCTTATGAAAAGTCTTATGATTCTGTCGATTCTGAGTTTCTCGATAATTAGTTGTTGTCCTTTTTTCGAAGAGGTAGAAGAAGAAGCGGTAAATGAAGTAAAAAAAATCGAAGAAGCGATTGAAAAATAAAGTCACTCCTGAGAAAATCAGGAGTGGTAATACTCTGTCTGCGTTGCACCAGATAAGTTTCGCGCTAGTGAGGGCTATCGGATTGTCCGATAGCCTTTTCTTCAAGCACAATCTTCAAAATTTTCTTTCTCCCAAGCCCTAAACTTTTCTTCGAAATAACTTGGATGTTGCACAGCATAGTTTATGATTTTCACCTGATCCATCCCTGATTTTTCACACGTCTTTGTTACATAATCTAGTTTCCTTTTGTGTAAAGGATCGTCAAGATTAGCAAAATTAGCTAAGAAAAATTCGTGGTAACCGATGATTGGTTGATGCTCTATTTGTGCTGTCTCTTGAATAGGTTTAGGTAAAGAAGGTGGAACCAGTGAATTTTCGGGACTTAGAGTAGGTATTAGAGGGGGTACATTTCCATCTCTATCATCTCCAACAAGCTCACCAGTTACTAAAACTCCGACCATTACCTCAGGAGTATGTTTGCGAGCTCCACCAGTCATACATCTTGAATAAAGCATATCGTCGCAGCTAGTTTGCCAATTTTTCTTAGTAAGGTACCCTGCTTTCCGAGCTTTTTCGATCGTGTACTCGTAAACAAAAGGCTGATAATTTGGATCGTTCCTGCGATCTCCGCGAATGAATCTAATGCAACAGCTTTCATTATCTAGCTTCAGGACTTCTGTCTTGTGACCCGCTTTCAGAATTAAAGCGTCAATCATAAGTGCAGAAAAAGTCACCTTACCATCAAAAGTGTGTAAACCTCCGTTTAAACACGCCATGAATGGAAGGTCATATTCTTTAGCGGTCAAATAGATGGCCATCACTCCTCCAGGCCCCAACTTTTGATAAAATGGACTCATGGCCATAACTTTGCAGAAATTAGTAAGGTGTTCAAGCTCTTGTGGTGACGGCATAGAAAATTTAAGCATAATTTAACTCCTTTAGTTTTTAACTCTTAAGACTGTTTTTTCTTGTTGGTAGACTCTGATTCCTGGAATATTAATTATTCCGTTGTCGATTGCTTTAGTGATTTTTTTATCATCTATCGACTTGAATTTGTCGGGGACTAATGAATCATCTTCGATCTCATAATTCCATAATTTCTGTGTGTAAAGCTGACCATCTTCAACTCTTATCTCATCCACCCTGATAAAAGGATTTTCTTTTACCGACTTCCTCCAGCCGTCTATTTTTCGATGCAGTGAATTCTCGATATCAACCAACTTTTCTTTGAAATCCTTCACGAGTTGATTGATTGCTTTCTGATAATCAAAATGTGGCTTAGTGATCTCAGATTTACTCTTATCAAGAGCTATTCCAAGCTTTCTGGCTTGCAAAGCGGTAGATAGAGCATTTTTTGCTGTATCTTCGCAAGTGACCTGCAAAGTCTCAGCGTACCCCTGCAAGAGCGCAAGATTAAACTCGCGCTCTATATTATGCTTAATACTATTTATATCAAAAAATATTTGTGGAACTAATTCAGTCATTTAACACCCTAAGCGAGATTGGTTTATGTATTAATATTAACAAAACGCTTCATTTAAATCAATGATTTTTCATCAAAATTTCATCCAATCTGCCCTTTCGAAACGCTCGCAAAATGGGCTCCAATCGTCAGGCCTTTCGCTGCAAAATCTGAAGTCCAATTCTTCATACTTATCGTGACTTTTACGGATAACTTCCTTAGCATCTTCCTCAGAATTGGCTTTTACCGCAGCACAAAATATATCGATTTCATCGTCATCCTTACTCCATGCTGTACCACTAATCCACCAAGGTGAATAAAGGGTGAAAGCATAGGCCTTAGGCCCATACCACGAGATCCAGTAATTTTTCATCTCACCACTCCCTGACTGTATATTGAGACCAATCGCAACAATCTGCTTCATCATCAGCATCAAGATTGACAATCTCCCATTCGACTACATATTGCTTGCCACCACCATCTATAGCAATAGTTGTGTAAACTGCATGCAAAGGATCATCTTTTGCATGATAAAGATAAGCATTCTCGATTGGCATTAATTTTTTTCCATTATATTGAATTGAACTCATGATGCTTTCCCTTGTGTATATCTTTCATCATCTATGTAAGTTGCGTGACTACATATGTATTCATCGCCAGTCCATATTTTTTCTGGTTTAGAGTAGTCAACTGAGCGATGAGGTATTAAGTCTTCAAACTCATCAAATTCAGCATCCGTCAAGTCGAACACATCTACTTGATCCTCAAATTTATCGAAATCGTAACTTTGTCCCTTAAATTGTATCTGTGGCTTCATAATATTTCTCCTTAGTAGTTCAACTTCCATCGAAGTGCTCTTTTTCAAGAGCACTGAGGAGAAGCTAGACTTCAGCGTCTTTAAAGCATTCCCAAAATTCATCCTCACTTACGTGGAAATCGATTAAATCGTCACCAAAACTAAACCCTTTAGAGTTAAGCATTTTCATAAAATTATCTGTAGCAATATCTACATAATCCTCTTTGTAAAACTCGGGGCTTGTTATTGGCTGATCCTCAATATAACGACGTACATCTTGTTTGCTCATAAATTTCATTTTCTTACTCCTTGTGCATTGCACGTTTAAGTTTTATCGGAGTCCCTTATAGCTAAGGGACTCAAAAAAAAGCTAAACATTCAGAGTTTTTTTCCAATCAGCAAATTCTGGAGTTTCCCAAAATTTCTCTGCCCATCTTTGTAAAGCAGTGTCGTACCCTACTACAGCGCTGCGATCTTTTCCAGTTCTTTGCCATACTTCAATTATATGTCTGGCATCGTCCATTACATAAATTTTTTCTAACATTTTTCCATGAAAATATTTCGCTTTTTCAAAATATTTAGGAGGCATCTCACTCATAGGTCTTAACATAATTCTCTCTAAACGATCATTGAGAGATAAAATCCACTCTGCGATTATTTTTTCTGCCCACTCAATTTGTTTTTCTGAACCTTTCATCTTACTACTCCTTGTGCGTTGCACGTTTGTTCCTATAGGAGCCCCTTATTTCTAAGGAGCTCACGAGAATTTAAACTAGAATCTTTTAGGTTGTATTGTGAAGAAATCTTTTTCGCACGCCTCTTCAAAGTTTTCTGACTGATTCTTAACAGGCCAGTAGACAATGTGTTGGTTAAATGATTTATCAACTGCGTGTGCTTGAAACTCGCTATCCATCCACACGCCATATTGGTCTAGGATTGTGATTAACGTTGGAGTCTCTAAAACGAGGTATTCTACATCGTTCTTAGTGATTTTAAAGGTAACTGATGTGTTCTCTAATTGTGTGTAAACTTGTCTCGCGCTTGTTCTTGTCATTTTCATTCTCCTTGAGGCTCTGCCTCTTACCGTGTTTCTTATACCTTAATATTAACACATCGCATCATTTAAATCGAGAGTTTATCCACTCTTTCTTTCTTTTATTCCTATATAAAATCTGACCATCCTATATCGATACAGCTTGAGCACCCACCTGAGCAATGCGGACAGCTAACTCCGTCCCACTCATCTTGCTCCAATTCCGCTTCAACTTTATCATGATCCAAATCTGCATCAATTTCATAATTTTCAAGGAGCTCTTGCGAGCTCCATTGACTATAATAACTGTTTATCATGAGTACACCTTAACACCGTGCTTTTCAGCGAAAAGGTATACCTTATCCCAATTATTGTAGGCTTTATTAACTTTATTTTTTTCGTAGTTGTCTAGAGACTTCTCATAAGCGTTAAAAGAAAGTACCTCTAATCTCTTAACGATCTTCTCAAATTGCTTTCGTGTCATTCAAGGCTCCTAAGTTAACCTGTTGTCTGATACCTTAATATTAAGGTATCGTATCATTTAAGTCAACTCAGGAACCTTCTTTTTTTATGAAAACTTGAAGAACCTATAGAGCTCTAGAGCTTTAAGATAAAGCTCCTGGTCTTTTAAATGATCAGTGTATTCAACTATTTGCGCTCTTCTAGGATCTCTTGGAAGCTTAAGAGCGATTCTCCTTTTAAAATCTATTTGCGCCTCTTCTCGCGCTAACATCTGATAAGCAGCGGTTTGCAATTGCCATGTAGATGATGCATTCTGAGGAGTCTTGATATCAATCAATGTCAAACCATCATCACCTTTCAGAAGAACGGACATATCGAAAGCACCAGTTAATTTCAACTTGTCAGAATTTATACGCATCTCTGTATGTACCACTCCAACAACCGAATAATCAAACCACTCCTTAAAAGCATTAAAATAATGTTTGCAATCATTATCGACATCAGCTACAAATAGTCCTAAAGCATAAGACTCGCAGTATTTGTGCACTCGTCTCCCCCGATCGGCTGCATTCTCTAGCACAATGGGATCAATATGATCTAGTTTCGCGAAAGGTGATAGCACTTCGGTAACCCGTGTGTACCCATCTGGTATAGTGTCTTTCATGTTTTCTCCTTAGTAGGTAACTTCCGTGAAGCAGAGGGCTGGACCATCCCAGCCCTCATTTATCTTGACTTCCTATCCTTTGAACGATAGCATTATACCGACCCCACAAAAAAATCCTGCTAAAAACAAGATAGGCAGGCATGGAATTAGTTGTCTGACATCAATAAGAACTGGCTTTTTCCTTGTGTGGATCATTCAAAATCTCCTAAAATAGTTTTGATAATAAGCTCTTGTGGGACTCCCTCGGTATCGTAGACGCGAGGGAGTCATTTTCTCTAATTATACCCAGTTCCCCCTTTTCGATAAAACATAAATGTTTGATAAAAATATCATATACCGTATAATGTAGCAATACATAGGAGGATATATGACAAATCAAGGGATACATCTAGAAACTTGGATCAGAAAACAATGCATCACAACGAAAAGCTTTACGTTGATGGTCGGGTGTAGCGATCCAGTTATTTGCAAAGTTAAAAAGGGGATACCTATTGAGCCAAAAATAGCGAACAGAATTACCGAGCTAACAGGAGGAGAGGTAATTCCTAAAACTCAAAGAAAAGGCAGACCTACAGGCTATAAGCAGAGGAAAATAGACTTATGAACATTCCAACAATCATATCAGATAACTAACAATGAAATATTCCATTAAATGATAAAATGATATAAAAGAGGGGAAAGTTACATGAGCGAACATAAATATACCATTAAGCAGCAAGACATTATCGCTTTTAAGCGTAGAAAATATGTGCGAGCAATTACAAATGCAGCCATAAATCGCGGAGCATTAGTAAGAGCTTCGGAATGTCAAGCATGTGGAATACACTGTAAGACACAGGCTCATCATCGAGATTATGGCAAGCCTCTGCACGTCCTCTGGCTATGCCAAAAATGTCATAGTGCTGCTCATCGTGAGAATCATCCTGATAACCCACGAAACGTTAAGCAATCGCCCCTTCCAGAGGCTGCTAATCAGCATGATTTTGTCTCAGTCTCAGTTTCTTTGCCGATAGATGTCTACCTGGAGATCCATCAGATCGCTGAAAATACAAATAAAAATATATCTCAACTGATTAGATCTGAAATACTTAGGAAATATGAAACTAATAAAAATCAACTTAAATTCAAATTCATGGAAATAGAAAATGACAACGCACAACAAGTACAAAACAAAAACATACAACATTTGGGCCAGAATGAAGAGGCTGTGCAAACAAAGCCCATATCCAGGAAACTCAGTTTGCGAACCGTGGGCCCTATACCTACATTTCCTACAGGACATGGGAGAGTGTCCGGAAGATTGTAATGCATTGATAAAATTGGATAGGGGAATCGAATTTTGTAAAGAAAATTGCCATTGGGGAAAAAGATCAAAAGGAAGGGTTCCCGTTGAAAAAGGAAAAAATGAGGAAAAATGCGGAAAAATACAGAAAAAAAAGCCTCCTTTAAAAAATCCTTCAGCAATTTATTTGGTGCTTGAAAAGGATCATTTGGAATACATTAAGCGCCAGGCACTTAATAAATCGGTGATTGAGGGAAGGATTATCGAGGTAAATGAATTAATTAGGGATCTCCTGAAAAAGGAATTTCCTGCACCAACCCAGTTCGACATGTTTGGAGGAAAAAAGTGACAGATGAACAAAAAGCCCAGGACGTAGGATCTCTTAAAGATTTGTATAATTTCTGCCAGGCCATAGAAAAAGCCAATAGAATATTGATCAAACTCTATGGAAACGAGGATGAAGAAATACACAGGATTATCGAGATAAATCTATCATGGAAGCAAGCAATACTTGACCAATACAAGATCGATGCTTTGCGAATCACAAGGACACCTGAAAATATTTACCCTGTATGCAAATTCGTTTTTATCGAGGAGCTAGTAAATATTTATAGAAAATATGGGCTATCAATCGGGCAGACAAACGAAAATAGTCAATTTACGATTGAGCCTTATTGCGAAGCAAACGAGGACTGGCTAAGAGAAGCAGTGGAGAAGGAGTTCGGAAAATAAATGAAATCGCAATATTGCAGTGTCTGTATAGAATTATGCGGAGTAACTGGAGATGACAACTACGTTATCGACAAAAACTATCTGTGCGGAAAATGTTTTATGGAAAATCACACCCAAAAATGCTGTAATTGTGGCGCATTAGAGTACAATGATGCCGACTTTACACTCGAAGAAAAAAAGAATTATCGTTGCTCATTTTGTGAAAAAAAATTATACGAAGAAGCAAAAAGGAGGCATCTAATGGATCTGAAGTGTTGTGAATGTGGGAGATTTGAAGCTCCCGAAGTTCGATTCGAGGAGAAAAAATATACATGTGAAAAATGCACAGAAAAGTTTTTTGAGAAAAAGAAGATCGATATCCAAGAGGTAGAGGAGCTGATGGAACCGTATTGCCTTGGATTTTATCTAGCCAATGCGGTAGAATACATTCTTAGAGCCCCTCATGAAAGTCACTATGTGGACGATCTAAAAGAATCAATCTGGCATATACAAAAGGAAATTGAAAATTATGAAGCTAAGAATCAACTCGATTCTACGCTACCGTGTCAGTGAGCAAACAAAGGCCGGACGCGAATCCGGCCATCTGACTTATATTACCAGAAGCTGCACCTCACATGCGACTTCATTATACCTAAAAGCTACTGCACTAACAATAAAAATCTTTCTGGTATTTTGCTATTCTTCAACTATTCCAAGAGAAGAATATCAAAAGATACCAGATTGCGTAAATTAGTGCAATAGCAAAAGTATTTTGAATCGCTAACCGTGCAGTTTCCTCCTTAAATAATCAAATTCCCAGGAGGGAACGACATGTCGAAACAATTAGACTTACCTTTCAACGCTATCATACCATATCACGTCCAGGCCGACGAAAACATATCAGATGCAGCAAAGATATACTTCGGGCAAATTACGGGCCTGGCGGTAAGATGTGGCTATATTTGGGCCACTGATGAACAACTATCCGAAATGAAAAAAGTATCCATACGAAATATTCAACGTTGGAACAAAGAATTAGAGGATGGTGGATTCATTGTTAGGGAAACTCAAAATTATCCGGTCAAGCAAGAAGACGGAGCTTTTCAATGGATAAAAAAGCGCAAAATCTTTGTGACCCCTGCGTTTAGTCGAGAGAAAAAAGTAGGAAATTCGCCACCTGAAGACGAGGAATGGGAAAGAGAAATATTCTCCGGTGGCGACCCAGGGGATTCAAAAAATGTTTGCGGAACCGCCAAAAATGGCGGTTCCATAGAACCCGCCAAAAATGGCGGTTCCATAGAACCCGCCAAAAATGGCGGCATAATTAATACATCTTCTAATTATGCATTCTTACAACAACAGGAAAATCCTCCTTCCCCTCCTGTTGTTGTTGTTCCCATCATATCTGATGAAGAAGAGAAACGAGACTTACTCGCAAAATACGAATTAGAGGAAAAGGTCATTGCACAGCTGATTTCTTATGAACTCGCACACCTAACTCACGCTTGCGAAGCATTCGATCAGTATGCAAATAAGAAGGAGCTTGTAAATCCTACTGGCGCATTGATAAAATCTGTAAAGGAAGGGTGGAAACCCAATAAAATCAAAGAAGAGATAGAAAAAAGCCAAGAGAAAATTCTGATACAGCAGAACAAAGAATATGCAGAAAAATGCAAATCGACATTCAAATTCAATGAAAATTACGGTTTCTCTATAGACGATTACTGTGTTATGCTTGAGAGACCAAAAGCAACACAACCACTAGAGTATAAGGATGAAAATTTTAAAGAGTTACTCAAAAAATTCATCATTTCTTATAAAATATGAAAAAACTGATGGTAAACTTGTTTCCTGAAGAAAAAAAGATGGCTAAAGATTTCAGTGTAGACATATGCAACGACTGTTTGATCGTTTTAGGTGGTCAAATAGCAAAAGAAAAAGAACAAAAAAAGCGCAAGTGCTACTTTTGTAAACACTTAACATTTACCAAAAATTTTATCGTGAAAATCGGCGAAAAATAAATCGAGGATAAAAATGCAATTTCAGTTCCTAAAATTTGACGAAGTGCTCGGAGAAAAATACATCGGTATCGCAACAATAAGAGTTGACATTGAAGGAGTTAAGCTAATATTTAGATTTAAGATCAATCCAAAAGAAGGAGGAGGATTCTATTGCCAGCCTGCAAGTCATAAGATAAGCGCTTATGGAAAAGAGACTTATGTTCCTGCATTTTCGCTAGACTCTTCCTATGACTCGGAAGAAATGAAAAATTTCGTGCTCGCTCATGTACAAGGAGCTATTAACTCAAAGCAATCGCCTGTTCAGGAGAAAGCACCAATCCCCTCATGGCAATACAATCAACAAACACAGCAACCTCCTGTCCAGCAGCCACAATACAATCAATATAGACAGGATCACCCCCCTGTTGCAACCACTCCACCGCCACAAAGTAGTTTTTTACCTGATAACGTGCCATTCTGATTGACTGGCACTTTAAAAAACTGCATTATTAGAGGAGGTAGGTGACTATGACAGTTCTAGGTTTTAGTGGAATTTTAGCACTTGAAGCAGTTCTTTCTTCAAATTATATGTATGAAAAGAGACTGATCAATGATAGCAATGGAAACCTTCTTTATGTAGGATTCAATCAGACAGCCAATGCATTGACCGCATCAAATACATGGTACATTCTTAAAATGAGCTATGATGGGAATGGATTTCTGAATCGTGTGCAATTGCCTGATCTCGGAATAGGATTCAATTACATTTTCGATGACATAGCGAGCTATTTCTCATGAGTTTTGCATTTAATTCCTTGGAAGGTGTCTTTGATTTAGTCAGTAACGGAGGTGGGCCACCAGGAGATAATATTCAGGTAGAAACTGATGCAGGAACTGCCATATCAGTTTTAAGAAAATTTCTTCTAAAAGGTGGGCCAGGCGTAAAAGTTAAAGCCAACCCGAATGGATCAAATAGCATATTGGTAAATATTGATGAAATTTTGCCAGCTTACACAAGCGTCACTAATCCGAATGTTGACCATAGCCCTTACGATTTCGTTGCTAATACAGACGATAACTATTTTATTTCTGTTGACTCAACTTTAGGGCCAGTCACTATTTTCCTACCTGATGCTGGATCTGCTAACCCTCCACCACAAAACTCTCAATTCATCGTTAAAGATAGAACAGGACAATCCCAAACTTATCATATCACTATCGAATCGGAAAATGGATTAGCAACCATAGATCAGCAATCTACCTACGTTTTCGTTGACGCATTTGAATCTCTGGAGTGCATTTACAACGGAACGAATTACGAAATATTCTAAATAGGAATCGGAATGGCAAACGTCGGAACGGGATCAAACGGAAAGACCCTTATAGGCGCAGGAGTAGGAGCAAGTCCGACTTATGCAGATATTGGCACTAACTCCGGGTTAACAACTCATGGAGTAGTTATAGCGCAGGGAAACGGAGCTTTCCAGGCAACCGCCGAAGGTGCCACGGGACAAGTGCTTGTAGGAAACACAGGTAGCAACCCTACTTGGGCAACTCATTCAATTAGCGATCTTCACGATTCAATCTACATCGTTGGCTCGTCTCCCTCGGCAAACTATACAACACTTGCTGTCGCTTATGCAGCAGCAGTTTCAGCAGGTGCACCAGCAACGGTATTTCTTCAACCGGGCACTTATACTGAAGATCTCATAGGGACAGCAGGTATTAATATTTGCGCTCATGGTTGCGATGACCAAGGAAACGTAACGATCGTAGGGAAAATTTCCGCTTCATTTGCAGGAACTATGTCTATTTCAGGTATAGAATTGCAAACAAATTCCGATTATTGTATCTCGGTTACAGGATCTTCTCTTACTCGATTAGATTTACTAAATTGTAATATTTTAGCAACAAATCACAATGCAATCGAAGTCAACTCCTCTGGAGGAGTTCAATTAGTCCTTCAATCTTGCCAGGGATCGTTATCAGCAACTTATGCCTACCTTGATCAAGCAGGAAACTCACTCACACAGTTTGTAAACTGTTTTATGATTAATAACGGAGCCTCCGTAGCTGCTTCAACTGTTGCAGGATCAGGGTCACTTGAGCTTCATAACACATTTTTTTACAACGCAATCACGAATAGTTCTACTTCAAATATTATTTGTAGTAATTCGTATATACTTGGAAATTTAACAATTAACTCTACTGGTCTTTCAAATTCACTAGGTAATTGTTCAATTAATGGACAAACAAGTGTAGGGACGGGCGCAACTCTTTATCTGGCAAACTGTACTAGCGGTAACTCAGTTTCCACTGCAATCACAGGGCTAGGTACTATAGTTTATAGTGGACTTTGTTTTAGTGGATCCAATTCGTTAATAGATACAACAAACCAAATCCCTCACGTCCAATCTAACGATGCCATAGCAATTAAGGCACCTGGAGCATATCCCTACACTACAGTTGCGCAGGATGCTCTAATTATAGTGGATACATCGGAAGCCAGAACGATTATTCCTATGGCAAACCCTGCAACGGGTCAACGTCACGTAATTAAAGATAATGTCGGGTCGGCTGCTGCCAATCCTATAACTATTACTCCTAGTGGGAAAAATATTGATGGAGCATCATCTTTTAATTTAAATTCAAACTGGGCATCAATAACGATAACCTATAATGGAACACAGTGGAATATAACCTAGGAACTATAAATGGCATATAATGACGACAGTATCCCTATTGGAGCTCTAGGATATTTTGCAAACGGTCAAGGCGTTGGATACCTAAATAGCAAATATCTAAAATGCGATGGTTCAGTTTATCTGCAATCGACATATCCAGCTCTCTATCAGAGATTAGGTTTAATCAATCCAGGAGGTTCGCAGTGGACGAATCATACAGCACAGAACGCAACAAACGCCCTAACTTTTGGAAATTCACTCTATGTAAATGTTGCCAATGGTGGAGCAATAGGAACTTCAACTGATGCGATCACATGGACTTCCAGAACAAGCGGAACCGCTCAATCATTAAACGGTGTAACATATGGAGTTCTTTATTGTGCAGTAGGGGCAGCTGGAACAATTCTAAGTTCAACCGACGCGATCACTTGGACTTCCAGAGTTTCACCAACAATTTCGGCGTTAAATGCTATAATATATGCAAATTCAACTTATGTAGCAGTTGGAACAAATGGGACTATTGTTACTTCAACCGATTCTATAACCTGGAATACAAGAACTCCAAGTATTGCAGGAGGGGGATCAAAACCGTTTAATTTTGGAAATGGATTATATTTAGCCGTTTCAACAGGAGTTTTGAATACTAGTACTGATGCTTTAACATGGACTGCACGATCTCCAGGAACTACATCTCTTATACAAAGTGTAATTTATGGAACATCGTATGTGTATGGGGCAGCAGGAGGTGTTATAGCCACATCGACCGACGGAATAACATGGACTTCAAGGACTTCAGGAACCGCCTCTGCTATTAATGCATTAACATATAGTTCAGGGGGGGTTTATGTTTATGCTGGTGCAGGTGGAACTCTAGCAACTTCAACTGACGCGATCACTTGGACTTCCAGAACAAGCGGAAGTTCATCAGCAATTAATAGTGTAATTTATGGCAATGCGTATGTATGGGTAGGATCAGGAGGATCAATATCTAGTTCAACTGACGCAATCACCTGGACGACAAGGATAAGCAATACAGTAAGTGCTATAAATGCTGTAGGTTTTGGAAATTCCCTATATGTTTATGGCACTGTCAATGGAGGTGTAGGAACATCAGCAGACGGAACAACTTGGACAGCAAGAACAAGTGCAACTTCATCTACAATCTTTAGTATAGCTTATGGAAACAGTGCCTATGTTTCAGTAGGTCAAAACGGGTCTATTCAAAGTTCAACGGACGGAATAACATGGACTTCCAGGACTAGCGGAACAACTCAAAATTTAAATTCTGTGATTTATAATTCTGGATTTTATGCAGCAGGAGTAGATGTAATATTAACATCTACCGATGGGACAACGTGGACTTCAAATGGTGGATCGACAACTACTTCTGCTTTTGCATCAATTATATTCGGTAATTCATTATTTGTAGCATCTGGTGCAGGAGGCGTTTTAGCAACTTCAACGAATGCACTTACATGGACAACGCAAACTAGTGGCACAACTTCTCAAATTAGTGCACTGACTTATGGATCGGTTTACGTATATTCAGGTGCAGGAGGGGTGCTTGCAAGCTCAACTGACGCAATCACTTGGACAACACGATCTAGCACAACAACGTTTAGTTTGAATGCCTTAACCTATACTTCAGGGATTTATTTAGCAGCAGGTGCTTTAAGCACTTCAGGAATAATTTTAACTTCTACAGATGCCACAACCTGGGTATCCCAAACTATGGCAACAAATACAAATATAAATGCAGCAGTCGCAACTAGCACTCAATTTGTCATTGGAGGAAATGGGGGAACGAATATTCAGACTTCCCCGATTACGTACACCTATAACCCAGCAACTCAATTTCAGGTTCCTACTGACAATAATCTTGCCATTACGGTAGAATTGACTACTAACTTTAAGCGATCACTATATATAAAGGCTCTATGACGAAAATATTTATCGCTACACCTGCTTTTGATGGTAAAGTTAACGTTCAATATGCATGTTCACTTTGCGACACACGCCTTTATCTAGCTGCAAACGCAATTGAAACGATTGTGAGAGTGACGACATCAGGTTCCCTTCTAGTAAGAGAAAGGAACGATTTACTCAAAGCATTCCTTGAAACCGACGCCACTCACATAATGATGATTGATTCAGATATTGGCTGGAATCCCTTAGATATTAAGAGATTGATTGATCATAATGAGGATTTCGTAGCTGCTCTTTATCCTGCAAGAGGCCCAGAAAATTACTTCCTTTTTAGAGGAGTATACGAAGGGCCAGAAAAACGAATGAAGCCATCAGAAAAATGTCTATTAGAGATGGAATATATCCCTGCTGGATTTATGCTTGTTAAACGGGAAGTCATCCAAAATATGATAGATTTCTTTCCCGAACTTTATTACGAGCCAAAAGATCCATCACTCAAGCACACTTCAGGATATCATTTATTTGCTGTTGAATTATGGGAAGGTGAATTTTGGGGTGAAGATTATGTTTTTTGCAGAAGAGCAAGGCAAGCAGGATTTAGGATTTGGATCGATCCAGTAGTAAAATTAGATCATGCTGGAAAGATAGGAGCATTTATTGAATGCCTTACAGATAAGCCACCAACCTAAAATAATCCAATTAGCAAATTGAAATTTAATTAGAGTCTGCTAATAACGGTTATGTTGCGCAGCCTAAAATCACCATTTTTCATAGTATTCATGACCATGAAAATGCAAGTGGGCTGAAAGGATTATCATGCCGATCATTGCCACTTGAAAGGGATCGAAAAAGAAAAGCGAAACTCCTGATACAATGAAAGGATGTAAAATAAATTTAAGTGCTGTAACGAATTTTCTCAACTTTAAATCTCCTCGAAAAGAGCATATTGTATACCTAAAATTTCCATAGAATAAATTCGTTTGTAGGTTACATCCTTTGAATTCTCAGTCTTAAAGAAATCTCCGTCTATAATCTCATATGGAACCATCGCGGTTTCATTTAAAAAATCCATTTCTCTAAAAATGATTGACCGATCTTTTTTAAAAAGAATGCACTTAACTTTTTTCATTGCTTATCTCCTATCAATCCATAAATTGCAGACATAGACCCTACTATTATCAGACCTTCTACTGCGAATGATGAATTTCCCGTTTTATCAAGATACATAAAAACATATAATACAGCGCACAGGATACTCAAAGCGAGTATCCATCTTAAAATTAAATTATTAATCAACCCAACACCCATATTTTGCCATATAGTTATTTATATTGTTGAAATATCGAGTGCAGGCATTTTCTTCGTTTGAACAGCAGGTCTGACACATTTTAAGAAAAATGTAGGCTCCTCCTTGACAAACTGCGTTGCATTTACCGGAAAATTTACATCCACACCAAAAGATCACAGTTTGATATCCTCTCTCGCACCATTCTTCGCATTTTCCTTTTGGGATGACATCACTTGCACATCCTCCGCCACATCCACAACCACACGTTTCTAAATCACTGATTTTAACTTGTTTATCAAGGTATATGATAGCATAATCACCTATAAAAAGTACTTCCTTTTCTGAACAAATGTCTAGAGCAGCCATTGCACAACGAATCATTTTCCTGCCAGATTCACTATTTTCGAAATTACGGATGATCAATTTATCTTGTGTAAACTCCAATTCAGGAAAATAAGGAAAAACTTCTTTTAGACTTTCTCTGGCTTCGATCATCCCATCTAAATCATCAAGAGCGGCAAATGCAAATTGTCTTGTGGAGTAGCACGAAATTTTATCAGCAGTAGTCATCGAAGAAGAAGCGATAGCTATATCGGTATCAAGAATAGCGAGTTTAAATTGATCAAATTGCAATCTGATTTTAGCTCGATCGAGATAGACTTCAGGTCTGCACTCCTTATTTTTTTCAATTTGAGAAATGGCTATATCAATTTCATTTTCAGCATCTATGAAATTTTCTTGAGTAGCATATTGAATAGCGTTCATCCAACTATCCTGCCAATCCGCATTTATTTCCGAAAAAGAAAATAGGCAAGCACACACAATTAAAAGTAAACTCTTCATCCTTAATCCTTTGTTAAATTGTAGGTTTTTCAATGGGAGCAAAAGAAAGCACTTATCGCTTTATGAAAGCAAAAAATGTCCGTTGCACCTATTCTGAGTATATCAGAACCACATTTAATGGAGAATCATGTCGGCGCCTCTATTCCCCAATCCAACGATATTGCCTTCCGGAATGAATAATGATAAACTAAAGGCAACCAAAAAATTTAATACAGTGATGAGCGAGTATGGGAAAAATGAGTTAAAATCATCCTCAGGCGCTCCAGTAACAAAGAGAAATCAAGCTGTAGCAATTGCAGCGTCTGAAAGCGGTCAAAGCTACAAGCATAAACAATCCGATCGCAAAAATGCAGATCGATATGGAGTGAAAAAGAAATGAGTGAAACAGTTATCCCCTCAAGTGCACGAATGCATAAAAAGCAGCATGGAGTTAAATTTGTCAACTCCCGTGCTGGAGGCCCTTCAGAGCACAAAATGACTAAAAATGCTTCAATAAAGCACGAAAACCCTGAGTATTTTAAACGCCAAACCGATCAAAAAAAGGCCGATCAATTTGGATTCCAAATGAAAAATAAACCCTGTTAGTGAGGAAAAAATGACTGAACCAAACAATATGTTATTCGAAAAAGGAACTCTATTCGTCGCGCCAGGCGGTGGAGGGGCACCCACACCATTGCTTCCAGGAGCAGACAATCAAGCATTATTTGCAGATTCAACAGCTGATTTAGGAGTTGCGTGGGGAGCTGGAGACGCAGAAGGGAACGTAGTAGGGCCAGTGAGTTCAACCGCTCATAATCTATCTGCATTTGCAGACACAACAGGTCAGCTTTTAGAAGATTCAGGCATTGCAACCGATGAAGTAGTCGTTGGGCCAGGCACTTCAACAGCTCATCATTTAGCTGCATTTTCTTCAACAGATGGAGTGACACTTGAGGATTCAGGGGTTCTTACAGCTAATGTAGTCCAGGGGCCAGCATCTACGGTAGATAATACAGTTCCACGATTTGATTCAACGACAGGAAAATTATTGCAAAGCTCTGCTGTCACAATGGCAGATACAACCGGAGCAATGACATTCCCCTCAGGAGGTGGAACGATCCTAACTGCTGGAGCAGGAGCTGCTGAAAGAAAAGGATCATTTACCCTTTCAAGCGGAACTCACGCAAAAATTTTAACGACAGCAGCAATCACTGGGTGTGTTGTTACCTATACAGTCGTTTCATTGGGAACTGTGACTGTAGCATCAGCATTCCTTACTACAATTGATAGCGGTGTTGGATTTACTCCGGTTGCTTCTCAAGTAACCGATACTTCAACTGTCAACTGGGCAATTGTTGCTTAAACCCTATTTTAGACCATTTCGTTGAAATCAACGAAATGGTCTTTCAACGATTTCTCTAATTTTTTGTAGAGCATAGGGTGGCGATATGCAAGCCTGCATAATTTTCCTGCATGATTTTCAGCAAGTTTTGAAATGAGATAGACCGTTCGGATTAATCGAACGGTCTGACAGTCATCTTTCCCGACTTCCTTCTCTAACCAATCATCTTCAGGATCGACATCGTAAAGAGTGAGAATAGGCTGAATATCGCGGATGAAATTAAACATTTCTTCTAGATTCCAGTCTTCAAGAGCTTTATGTATAAGATCGCTTGTTGTCTGCTTTTTATTCATTATTCCTCGTAAAGATGTCTCTTGAGTGGAGGTTCTATAGTGATATGATCAGGATTAAAACACGATAAATTTCCGCAGGTCGTATGAACTGGATTAGGCTCATATGTTGTTCCATTAAATATTAAGTACATACACTTTCTAACAGACATTGTCTTATTTCGCCAAGAGGTCATTGGACACTTTCCATTTTGCTTATAACCCTGCCACTCCCAACAAGTCCCTGAAATTTTCCTAAATTTTAGAAGATCCTCATACTTCCTCATAGAAGATTCTTCAAAAGGGACAGCACCTCCCCTTCCTTTAGCTTGTTTAGGTATACATCCACAACTTAAAGGTCTCTTAGGACTGCAATACTCCATCAACCATTTACGATTTATAACACATTTTTTACCGCAATCACATAAGCAATTCCACCAACTTCTATGCTTGTAAATATTGGCAAACGATTCAACAGTCAACTTTCCGAATTTTTTCCCAATAATTTCAAAATCTATACATTGCCTACTTTTAAACGAAGATCTTTGAGCTTCCTCAGCATCATAGCTATCTTTGCATCGTTTGACTTCTCTATATAAAGTTGTTTGATGTATATCTAGTTTTTCACATATATCTTTATGCTTAAGCCTTTTATGAAGTAATTCTTGAATCAATTTTCTGTCTTCTAAATTCAATACTTTAATTTTTTTCTTTTGCATGTAACTTTATCCCTAAAAACCACTGTTATGAGTGTCATAATCTTCATTTATATGAGGGTAACCTTTTTTCCATTCAGACCAATATTTTCTATCTACTTTAGACTTAAAGTCTTCAAACATTTTTGTCATAAGTTTTAATAGAGTGTGATTTTGTCCTATGATAAGACTTAGAAGTTTTTGAAGAGTTTCATTTTCATATACATTTCCTTCGTCTATTTCTAAAGCGACATGTAAATCTAAAAAATCTTCCTGAAGAAAATCCAGGTAATCCCTGAAATCTCTTATAAATTCTAGCTCTGATAAATCCATTTGATCCCCTTAAATGAATGGAAATTCTTGCTCCTGCGTCCTAAATGGACTCATCTGTCTTCCTGGTTGTTCTGCTTGAAACTTATATCGATACACATCTTTCGGTGATATCTTACCTGAATCTCTAGCTTCGCGCATAGCAGTTTTTACCGCCTGCTTCCTACTTATATTCTTAGATCCGAGCATCTCTTTTATTCTGTCATGAGCGCCAGTTTGTTCTGATTTCCTCATCACAAATTCCTCAGGATTAATATTTAATTCCTGATTCCTTCCAGGATTATATTGCTCCTTATAGTTCATTCCTGGGTGTTCATTATAGAACTGTTGAGCACCTTTAGGAGATTGTTCTCCATGTCCTTGTAGTACATCGACTCCAAGATTTACATTACCCCATTGACTTGGCCTATACATTTTGCTTCAACTCCTTCCTGATGTCTTCTAAAATCTGTACTGATCGCCTCAACGCTCTCAAGCCACGATCTATTTTATACTCTATTAGGATCATTGCCACTATCAAAAATCCTGCAATAAACCAGGGATTGCTTATTATGCAACCAAACCATACAATGAAAAAATCAATCATAAAACCTCCAAACTTTGTGAAAGAGGGGAGTCAATCCCCTCTAATTTATCTACTTTGCCAACTCGGCCATTTTCTCTGTCAACGACCAGAGAGCAGTATTTAACCTAACATTTTCTGTAACTGAATTTACAGCTCTAGTGCTATTTCTTCCCGTTTCAGTCCTATATTTGACCTTACCTTTGATCAAATTTTCTTGAATGACGTTAAATGTAGTCCACAGATCATTTTTCGTGTCAGCCATACGCTTAGGGATTAATAGATTAGTGGGTGGTATCTTGATTTCATCCTCATCCCACTTTAAAGTAGCAGCTACCTCTGCAAAAACCTTCTTTTGGTCATATTTTAGCTCAATCCCCTTCCAATCCGCTGACTTATTTATGATCTCAGGCACTACGTCTATGATCTCATTCGCAGATTGAACCACTTTCTGAACTGCGTCTCCACTATGTCTAATCTTGTGACAGCATATATCATCTCCCACGATCAAACCATTTGAACAGACAAGACGATAAATACCTGCTCTAATTTGATAGCTAGAGGAACCATCGTGTGAGTTGACTAAGACGATCTCGGGAAAATGACCATCTAGATTCTTTGCGTCTACGTGACGAAATCTCATCATGTGCTTGGTAAAATTCTTTTTACCCTCAATTCTTGTATTCGATTGTTTAGCCATAACTGGCATAAATCCTGATTTCTCAAGTCCTCTTACTACATCAATAGTCGGGATAAATCCGTATCGATCGCTCATCTTGTCCGCTTTGCTTGTAGCAAAAACGCTAGGTACTATCCTATTCAGATTGACTTCTGTTAAAACTTGTGACATACTTACCTCGTATCAATTATAATGTTCGACTTTTTTGGGGGGAACCTGATCCCCCCAGTTTTATGAAAACCATCTGCCTTGTTCATCAATCCATCCTACTACTGTAGGGTGTTCATTTACGTATTTCATAGTGTCAAAATCTAATACCTTACATTTTTTAGAAAGATCTTTAGCAGTAAATGTCCATCTCGCATAGGTATTCTCGCATTCTTTTTCTGAAAGTTTATTCAGTGACGTAATGGTAAATGCTCCGTCATAATCTACTATGTTAGGTAACTTACCGCCTACTTCGTATCTTACTGATGCTGTCATCTTTTAGCTCCTTGGTTCGCCTTGTTTGCTTTCTTATCTTAATGTTAACATATCACATCATTTATGACCAACGAAAAAAAAGCGCTTTCGCGCTTTTTTTTCTAACTATTATCTTGTAACTGTTGCTTGCCAAATTTCATTCTTGAATATTCTTGCTTCTTTGTATTGTGGATTTTTTGATAGTACCCATTTTGCATCCTCAACCGCTTCTTTGCGATTGGTGTAATATTGTTCGTCCATAATTGTATCATCGTTGTTATCGACGTAGTGTACTGTGTTATGTTTAATGTACGGGCTAGTGTTCATGTTAAGCTCCTTCGCTTTATACCTTAATATTAACATATCCCATCATTTAAATCGAGCGTTAACCCTTCCTTTTTTCGATTTATTTCGATATCCTAGACATAAAATAGGAGTTGATATGTTTAAGCGTAAAACACTGAACCACAAATATAAATCAATTCCTTGTGAAAGATCAGGAATTAAATTCCCTTCAAAATTAGAAAGATCCTGCTATGACACTCTAATGGAAATTAAGAAAAAAAATGAGATAATTTTCATATTGAGACAAATTCCATTTGATTTGCCAGGAGGATATATCCATCGTGTTGATTATTGCGCATTTACCGATAAATCTGTTATCTTCATTGAAGCGAAAGGTAGAGACTTACCTATGGGTAAACTTAAAAGAAAACAAGTCGAAGAAATTTATGGGATCACAATTTTTTTGGCGAACAAAGCATCTGACATATACAAAATCATAGAGGAAAACAAATGATCGAAATTGTATCTGGATATGTAAGCACAATAACAAAAAAAGAATGGATTAAAATAGAACGCATTGACACATTTATGGTTCATAAATTTGCACATGAAGAAAGGTATACATTTGTAGCACAAATAGGAAAAAGATGTTATGTATTAGGAGTTTATGAGCTAGAGTTTGAAGCGCAGGATGCAATGGATAAATTTGTGATTGAACTTACACCCGAAATGAATGAGAGCGACGATGACTGATTTAACGAGCGGAAACTTGGAAGTTAAGTGGGATTATGAAGCACAGGTATTTATTTTTACGATCAAAGACCAAGAAGAAATATATTTTCAGATGACGCTTTATCCTGAAAGCTTTGAAAAATTGACTAGCGACATGGTAAAAGTCCTAAAAAATTACAACCTCTACAGAGCTGAACAGTACCTTTCTAGAAAAGAAGCGGAGCAAAATGAAATCGAAAATAGTGTGGACAACAGAGAAACGAAAGCTATCGGATTTGAAAGATCACCCGACCAACCCGAGAATCCTATCTAAGAAAAATCACGATGATCTTCTGAAATCTTTTGAGGAATTTGATTACGTTGAACTAGTAGCAATTAACAAGGACAACACTATTTTAGCAGGACATCAAAGAGTTCATATTATGATCGAACTTGGATGGTCTGACAAAGAAATAGAAGTGCGTGTACCATCGAAACAACTTACAAAAAAACAAGCTGATGAATACCTGATACGATCTAACAGAAATACAGGAACGTGGGATTTTGATATTTTAGCCAATAATTTCGAAATGGACGAGTTATGTGAATGGGGATTTACACTAGAAGATTTTGGAGTAGTTGACGAAGATGATGATGGTGAGGGAGGCGAAGGAGATGAAAGCAAAAAGGGAAATGTATCGAGAAAATTTGGTTACACACCTTTCACAATATTTGATAGACGTAGAAGCGATTGGATTGAACGAAGAAATTACTGGTCAAAAGAAATAGGTATTATTGACGGAGAAGGAAGAGGTGAATCTCTTATCGGAAGGGAGACAGCTTCTGATTTGATGAAAAAATTAGGAATGACCAAGAAAGATTTTTCTGGAACATCGCTATTTGATCCGTTTTTAGCTGAAATATTCTATAAGTGGTTTTGTGTACCAAATGGAAAAATTTTAGACCCATTTAGTGGAGGATGCACACGAGGAACTGTTGCATCTATTTCAGGATTTGATTATACAGGAATTGATATTAGAAAAGAACAAATCGAAAGCAATTACAATAATTTCGAAATAATTAATAAGAATAATGAAAACAAATATTCAACGACAAATTGGATATGTGGAAATAGTATAAATATAGACACTCTAGTAAACGGAAAATTCGACTTTGTCTTCTCATGCCCACCCTATGCTGATTTAGAGGTTTACTCAGATATTCAGGGTGATATTTCAAATATGGAATACAATGAATTTATCAAGGCATACAAAGAAATTATAAAAAAGGCGTGTGAAAAATTAAACGACAATTCGTTTGCGTGCTTTGTCATAGGTGAAGTGAGAGACAAAAAAGGTATGTATTACCACTTTGTCGGAGACACGATCAGAGCATTTCTGGATGCAGGTCTGCATTACTACAACGAAGCTATTCTCATAGATACCTGTGGGACATTGGCTTTAACAATAGGTAGGCAATTTGAAGCAGGAAGAAAACTTGGAAAGCAGCACCAAAATATTCTTGTCTTTCTAAAAGGCGATCCAAAAAAAGCTACGAAAAAAATAGGCAAGGTGAGTTTTAACATTCCTGAAGACGAAGAATCACAAGGCGGAGAAGAAGACTAATGCCGAAAGGAATCCGTAAAGATCACCCTTTCAAGAGGAGACCACAAGCTGGGAGACCTACCTTTGAGATCGATTGGGCATTAGTGGATAAGTATCTAATGGCTGGATGCTCAGGACAACAAATAGCAGCTGTCTTAGGAGTTCATCCTCAAACTCTTTATGATGGATGTAAAAGAGAAAAAGAGATAGATTTTTCAAATTACTCGTTAGAAAAGAAGGAGAAAGGCGATGCTGCTTTATTAGGAAAGCAATTTGAAAAAGCTCTAAAAGGAGACAATACACAATTAGTTTGGCTTGGTAAAAATAGATTACGACAAACAGATAAGTTGGAACAACGTGTAAACCATCAGACAGGAGTCAAAATCTACCTTCCTGATAATGGAATGACATCAGATGTCGAATGAAATCAGGCCCCAGAAAGGCCCTCAGGAAAAATTTCTTAGTAATAGCGCAAATATAGTAGTCTATGGAGGAGCAGCTGGAGGTGGAAAGACTTTTGCTTTGTTGCTTGAGTGCTTACGTTGGATTCACGAACCTACTTTTACAGCCGTTATTTTTAGACGAACTTCTACTCAAGTCCGGAATTCAGGGGGTCTATGGGACACTTCTTTAACTATCTATCCGTTAGTAGGAGGCACACCAAGAGAATCACGGCTCGAATGGATATTCCCTTCAGGAGCCAAGATCAGTTTCGCGAATATGGAATACGACAAAGACCGTTTCAACTGGCAGGGTAGTCAGATACCATTAATTGGATTTGATGAACTGACGCACTTTACATGGTCACAGTTCATGTATATGTTCTCTCGGAATAGATCGGTATCGGGAATTCCTAGCTATATTAGGGCAACCACTAACCCTGACCCAGATTCTTGGCTTCGAAATGTAATTCGATGGTGGATTGACGAAGAAACAGGATATGCAATACCAGAAAGATCAGGAAAAGTTAGGTGGTTCGTCGTAGAAAACGATAAAATCATATGGGCAGACTCAAAAGCTGAGTTAATTGAAGTTGATTCAGAAAGACTACCTAAAAGTTTTAGCTTTGTCGCCTCTACTGTCTACGACAATAAGATTCTTCTTCAACGCGACCCTGGTTATCTAGCTTCTCTAAAAGCACTTTCACGATTTGAAAGAGAACAGCTTTTAATGGGAAATTGGAATGTTAGACCAACTTCGGGAATGTTCTTCAAGCGAGAATATTTTGAAGTCATTAACGTGCTTCCTAGAAATCTTACTTTTATGCGCTATTGGGATAGGGCAGCAACAAAAAAGACAGAGCAAAATGATCCAGACTATACAGTAGGAATTAAGCTAGCCAAAGATAGGAATGGAGTCTTTTACGTTTGCGATATGGCTAGATTCCAAGATAGCCCATTAAAAGTCCAAAATGCGATTAAAAATACAGCTACGCAAGACGGAACTGATGTAAAAATAGGAATAGAGCAAGATCCAGGACAAGCAGGAGTTAGCGAAGTTGATTTACTTATCAGAATGCTTGCAGGATTCACTGTCACTCCTTACAAAGTGACAAAAGACAAAGTTACCAGGGCTTCACCCGTTAGCGCTCAATCTGAAGCCGGAAATATTAAAGTGCTTCGATCTCACTGGAATGAAGATTTTTTTAGAGAATTAGAAAACTTCCCAGAATCACTACACGATGATATAGTTGATTCTTTAAGCGGAGCCTTCCTAATGCACACAGAAAGCAAATACGATATATCCGCTTTAACTCAAATGTGAGCTTCATATGATCGAATCCAAAGAAATCGAAGTGCTTACTTATGTGCAGGAGCAAAAAGCACTTGTACAGAAAGTAAAGCAGGTTAATTCTGACAATTTTATGCGTTCCGATGGCTGGATGAACGTCCTAACTGGATTAGGGGTTTGCGGTCGTGACAAAAAACAAAATGGATTCTACCGTTTAACAAATATTTTCAACCGATCAGAACTTGATCAAATGTATAGGTCAGACGGAGTTCTACGCTTAATAATCGATATATTTGCCCAAGAAATGGTTCGACAAGGATGGGAATTTGAAGGCGACGCAGAAGGAAAACTAGTTGGAAAATTAGAAGAGTTACAGATTGTCCGAGCAATAACGGATCTAATAAAATGGGCACGTCTATTCGGCGGGTCCGTGTGCATTATGGGGATAGCCGATGGTCTACCCTTAGATCAACCAGTTGACGAAAGGAGTTTACGCGATGTTCAATGGCTACGAACATTTGACAGGTATCAAGCTTATTCACGCGATGGTACTTTCGAGTCTGATCTCAACAGTCCCAATTATGGGTTTCCTAATGTATATACGATCAATGATAACAGGACAGGAGCTGTCTTCTTCGTTCATTATTCTAGGATTCTTCGTATGGATTGGAACGTCCTGCCTCCACGTTGGCAAAACTTTAACCAAGGATGGGGGGATCCTTTGGTACAGACTATTTATGAAGAGCTAAGGAATTACTCGATGGCATTCAGCCATACTGCGACAATGATGGAAGATTTTGTGACAGGTATTTTAAAAATACCTAATCTTACCACAATTATGGCATCTCAATGCGGAGACCAAAATGTACTCAAGCGTTTAAATATAATGAATTTAACAAAGTCCTCTACTAATACCACGATCATGGATGGGGATGAGACTTACGAAAAAATCACTACTAATGTCACTGGTATTGCTGACCTTATTGACCGCTTCATGTTATCTTTATCAGCTGTTTGTCGAGTACCTGTATCTTTACTTTTCGGAAGAAGTCCAGCAGGTCTTAACGCTACTGGAGAATCTGACGTTCGCAATTTCTACGACGCTGTTAAGCAAGAGCAGGAAACAAAGTTACGACCCTGCATGGAAAAACTCGTTCGCTATATCATGCTTTCGAAAGATGGACCTTTTAACGGAGTAGAACCAGAGGATTGGTCACTTCAGTTTATCCCTCTTTGGCAGAATACAGAGGAACAGGATGCTATGACCAGAAAGCTTGTAGCGGAGACTGATGCTATGTATATCGATAGAGGCGTATTGACTCCTGAAGAGGTCGCAATATCGAGATTCGGAGGAAATAAATGGAGCATGAATACAGAGATCGATGTAGAACAAAGAGAACGAATGAGCGATCACCCTGAAGAGATCGAAGAACTTGAAAAAGAGAAAGAAGGAGAATATTCAGCACAACCAGGTGAAGGCCCCGACTACATGGGCCCAGGATTACCAAGATCGCCATCGAGTTCGTTCTAATGAGACAAGAGACTCTGCTTCAACTCATTGCTCAACGAAAAAAAAAGAATATTAAGCGAAAAGCTATTATCCCCCCTAAATGGCTTTACCCAAAAAATGCCGAAAAGCAATATGACAAGGTCTTATATTCTCTGACTAGACAACTTAAGAAGTTAATCAAAGAGTATCTTATCCCTGCAATTCCTTCAATGATCGAGGAAGTGAAAAATAAGACTCCCCATGATTCAAGAAATGATGATTATTTGGATCAACTTACCAATATAATCTACTTCATCAACCAAGCGATCAAAGGAAAAGTGATTGAGTCTATTGGAGCCTCTGAATTAATCGGAAGACAAATAGCTGCCTTCAATAAAGTTCAATTTGAGAAGATGACCCATTCAGCATTTGGAATAGATATTTTCGTGGATGAACCTTGGCTTCAAGATCAATTAAAACTTTTCTCTTCTCAAAATGCTCAACTCATTACTTCTATTCCAGAGCAAGAACTAGATCGCGTTTCTCAGGATGTGGAACGTGGATTACAGCAAGGATTAAGATTTACCGATATAGCACAAACTATCCAAAAAAGTTTTGGAATTACCCACCGACGTGCTACCTTAATAGCAAGGGATCAAACTCAAAAATTGAATGCTAGTTTAACTAGACTCAGACAAGAAGAAGTAGGAGTAGAGGAATATATTTGGCAAACTAGTAATGATGAAAGAGTTAGACCTACTCACCGAGCTAACGAGGGAAAGAAATTCCGATGGGATACTCCTCCACCAATCACGGGACATGTGGGACATGATATAAATTGTAGATGCGTTGCCCGTCCTGTATTAGATAAACTTTTAAATATAGGCTAGTAATGGAAAAAGAAGAATTGTCAAAAATAAGAGAAAAACCAGGTGAATCTAATGCATTCAAGAAGCGTCCAGGGCCATTCGCAGGCCCCGATAAAACATTTCCAATTAACGATCTTCCGCACGCAAGAAATGCCTTAGCAAGAGCACATTTTGCAAAAAATCCTGCGTCAATAAAAGAAAAAGTGTACAATAAGTTTCCAGGATTAAAAGAGAGGCATAAGGAGCGTGACGGGCTCGATGCAAAAAAATATGACGCTTATAAATCTCGCTAGATATGACAAAGGGATAGCCTATAATGAGGCTAAAATCACTGAAGAGGGCTATATAAAAGGCCGAGCGATCGTTACTCGATGCGGTGTTTTCCTTTATAAAAATGCTGATGGATCTGTTAGAAAAGAATTGCGACATCCTGACGATGTAAAAGAGATTGAAAGCCTTGAATCAATGAAAATGATTCCCATTGTTGACGGTCATCCTACAGAAAGACTAGTGGATGCTTCTAATGCTAAAAGGCTTGCTGTAGGATATACAGGCGAAACAGTGGAAGAAGAGTACCCGAATATCATAGCAAATATGGTAATTACTGACCGGAATGTAGTTGAGAAGATCAAGGATAAAAAGAAAAATGAGCTCTCACTTGGTTACACAGTTGACCTAATTCCAGAGGGTGGAATTTATCATGGAGAGCCTTACGATTTCAGGCAAACTAATATTCGATACAATCATTTAGCTCTGGTGGATGAAGCAAGAGCAGGCCCTCAAGCAAGAATAGTTTTAGATGGTCAAGACGCGATTTTAATTAATGAAGAGGAGGCCGAAGTGGCTGAAAAAAAAATGCGAAAAATTAAAATTGATGCAGAAGAGTATATGCTTGAAGACGATGCCGCTTCAGCCATTGAAAACCTTCTAGCGAGTCATCATGAATATAAAAAGGGTCATGAGGATTTTATGGGCAAACATAAAATGCTTCAGGAAGCACATGATAAAATGATGGCAGAAAGAGACTCATTACGAGATAAAGATCACCATGATCCTAAAATGGAGCATGAATTTTCCGAAGAGGACGAAGTCGGGCCCGATGGAAAAGAGGAAAAAGATCCTATCGATGTATATGGGCAGCAGTCACATGTAAAAGATTACGAAAAACCAAGTCACATGGAGAATCATGTTGTGAGTGAACCAAAAAACAAACATAGTCCTAAAGATTTGCCACACATCTCCAAAGTAGATGAAGCAGAATTTAGGAAAAAAATTAAAGAGCGAGTCAAGCTTGAAAAGCTTTCCGAAAAATATTTAGACAAAAATACTGTATTACGAATTGATGGACTCTCTGACATTGAAATTAAGAAAAAGTTAATTCTTAGCGTTCAAAAGAACGCTCAATTAGAGGGTAAAAGCACCACCTATATCAATGCTAGATTCGATGCAGTCCTAGAAGAATTGCCTCAAGAAAGAGCGATCGCAAACCCTCAAAGATACGATATGAATCACCAAAAAGAAATTGCTGATTCAAAGCAGGCTCGATTAAATATGATCGCTAGACAAAAAGAAGCTTACAAACCATCTAGGAGCGCATAATCATGTCATTTCCTCCAGTTTCAGGACAGACCAGTTACAATTTTTTGATGGCTCAAGCAGCCAGCGCAGGTCAGATTTACGATATCACTTACGGAGAAGTTCTATCTCCTGTAGCTGCTGTCGAAATTATTCCCATCGGATTAGGAGTAGCAAAAGTTATCGGTCAAGATATGCAAGTGAGACTTCCTCACGTCGATATCGTGGCAGTTACTGCAAGTGCTCCTTTATCAGCTGCAAACTCTACGGTTGTTACCCTAAATGGTATTGCATTGACTCCAGTGGTTTATGCCACATCTAATGCTGCAACTCTTACTGCGATTGCTGCCCTTATTGCTGCTCAAGATTTTATTGCCTCAGCAGTATCTAATGGAACTGATACAATTACGATCACAGCAGAACAAGGCTATGCAGTCTCTGCAACGTTTGTAACAAGTAGCGGATCAGCGGTTACTTGGACTTCAGCTTATACGAATGATAACGTATTCTACGGTGTGGCAGTATACATTCAAAATAAGATGAACCTACTCGGCCCTCAAGGCTCAGCAGGAGGCTCGCCTTATTTCATTGGAGACGCAGTTCCGGTAATGGCAAGAGGACAAATTTGGGTATTCGCAGAAAATACAGTAACGTCAGATAGTCCAGTTTATTGGAGGATCGCGCCCACTCTATCCTTTCCACAGGTCGGTGGATTTAGAAGCGATTCAGACAGTGGAAACGCTATTCTACTACCCTCTACTCAAGTAAGATGGTTGATCGGCGCTAGCGCTGGTGGATTAGCTGTATTAGATATTAACCAGCCGTAGGATCAGTAGGAGAAAAATAATGGACAAAATTTCAAGCGTTGCTTTAGATGCCAACGAAACATTCTTCTTTGCTCGTGAATTAGAATACATCAAGAGCAAGTCGTACGACATTGAATTCCCCGAAATGAAGGCGTTCAAACACATCCCAATCAGCACAGAAGCGGGCGAAGGCGCTCAGGCTATAACTTATGCGCAATTCGAAGAAACAGGCTTTGCAAGAGTAATTGAGTCGTATGCAGAAGATTTACCAAGGGCAGATATCAGAGGTAAAGAGTACACAACTCCCGTTAAATCAATTGGCGTCTCCTATGGCTACACTGTACAGGAAATTCGTGCTGCAATTTATGTAGGACGATCCCTCACTCAACGTCAAGCGAATGCTGCACGAAGAGCAAACGATCAGAAAATCAATAGACTTGCCTGGTTTGGCGACAACACTTATCGTATCCTTGGTCTAATCAACAATACAAACATTCCAGCGAATTTTGTACCTGCTGATGGATCGGGATCAACGACTCAGTGGGTAAATAAAACTCCGGATCAGATCCTCAGGGATATGAACCAGGTGACGAACTCTATTCCTGCAATTACTAAAGGCGTAGAGATGCCAAATACACTATTGCTCCCAATTCCTCAATATACTCTGATTGCGTCTACTCCTCGTAGCTCAGTCTCAGATACAACGATTTTGGAATATTTCATTCAGAACAACCCTTTCATCACTACTGTTGACTGGGTGCCTGAGTTGACAGGTGCAGGCCCTGTAGTTGACGATGTTGCAACTGATATTTTTATCGTATATGATAAAAATCCAGATAAACTGACGATGGAAATTCCTATGCCATTCACTCAATATCCTCCTCAAGAACGAGGTTTAGAGTTCGTAGTGCCATGTGAATCTCGTTACGGTGGAATCATTATTTACTACCCATTGTCTCTAACTATAGGGGAAGGCATCTAATGCCATTACTAAACTACATGAAAGTCAATATGCTCACGGTTCACTTCGGTGACTGTGAGCCTTGCCAATTTCTACCTGGTATCAATCAGGTAACCGATACGCAATTGAAAAATCTATTGCAGCATCCTCTTGTCAAAAATCTTATAAAAGATGGAAAGCTTGTAGTGCTAAATGAGTCCAAAAATAAAGAAGGACGTCAGGATCTCAACGAAATGCTTTCCTACATTCCTAAAATTTTTGACAAAAAATTGCTGAAGAAGATAATCAAGGAAGAGGATCGAGTCCCAGTATTGGAAGCTGCAAAGAATCAATTGGAAACAATTTCAGTGCCGAAGGCAAAAGAAGCCGAGCCAGAAAATGAACATTTCAAGTGAGACAGTAATTAGTGCATTATTCGTATATGCTCCTCAGTTTTTTTCGACTGATCCCGATCGTTTAGCTTACTATAATGCGTTATACGATCTGCTGATATGCCAAGTTAACTTTCAGTTTTTATCTTGCTGTGGGCCGTCGGTATTCGCTTTTCTGATGGCACATTACCTAACTCTAGCCACCAATCCTAATTTGGGAATTTTTTCAAATATAGCCGAGGGAGATCTTTCCCTCGGTTATAATGTCACTGCGGATATGAATGCTCTTTTACTGACTCCTTACGGAAGAAGTTATTTGGATCTAGTGAAACGAACTACGATAGGAACAACCGTCACCAATCTACCCGTAGTCTTTGGTGGAGTGATCCAGAATATGCCCGTAGGATGTGGATGTAATGGTGGAGGATGGGGATGGGGATTCGGAAACAATGGTGGAGGGTGTGGCTGTTAGATGTAAGCCATGTCTTACAACTGGAGAAAAATGACATCCAATATCAAAGATAATCGAAAGAAGTATGACGAGAAATTGCAAGAAATAGAACAACTTGCAGGATCTTTCGTCCTTGTTGGATTCCAGGAAGGCTCAATTACAAAATCTCAGACAAAAGGAAATAGAGCAAAGAAGCCAGGATTATCAATGCCCCAAATAGCAGCACAAAATGAATTTGGAACGAAGGAAATTCCTGCAAGGCCATTCCTAAGACCTGCAATAGATGAAAATATTAGACGAATAAATCAAGCTATCCTTGGAGAATACGACAAGATTATGGACGGAACTTCTACTGTGAAACGATCCTTAAATCTTATAGGACTATTTGGAGTAGATTTAGTGCAGACTAAAATAAGATCGATTTATACCCCCCCTAACTCTGCTAAAACGATTGTTCTAAAACGAAGCTCAAAGCCTTTAATAGATTTTGGGCAAATGATTCAATCGGTTAGACATAAGGTGGTTATTGCATGATTCCACCATTTGCACCGCTTACCCCTTTCGAAGTTTTTAGGACTCCTATTCAGATCAGAAGATTTACCGATGGATTTTATCTAAATGGAATTTGGCAAGAAGGTTCTCAGATTACTTTATCTGCTATTGTCATTACCGGCAATACCATTAATATTACTATTAACACTATCGTACTTACTCCTATACCTTTTACTACTAATGCCACTATTACTATGGGATTACTTAAGTTGGCAATTGAAGCACAACCAAATATTCAACAAGCGGATATAAGTGATGACCTTAAAACGATTACTATCATTCCTCTCCAGCCGTCGCTATCTGTGGTTAATGCTTTCACTATTACTGGGGGTGCTTCTCAGCCATCTATTACGATTTCTAATTCTCCACTGATTATTCCAGCTACAGCAAGCGTTCAGCCTCTTGGAAAAGATGTAGCCTTAGTGCCAGAAGGTAGGAGAGATAAAGCAGAATTCAAATTCTATTCATCCACTGAAATCTATGGAGTCACAACACAGAATCCCGATCAAGTCACCGTTTTAAAAGCTCCATTTACAGGGATCGTCTACGAAGTCATAAATATTAATGATTGGCAAAATAATGCTACGTTTAACATTATCAACCACTATAAATTTATTGCGTTAAGGCTCCACCCATTACCAGGAGTCCTATGATGGCAATAGATTTTATGGATGTCAGAAAAAATCTATACGATTGGGCTATAGCTAATCTTCCTTCAGGCGTCCCTGCCTTATGGTTATACCCTAATGCACCTCGCCCTACAGTGGACTACATTTCTCTCTATATAGCATCAGTAGTACAGATTGGTTGGGATTATACGCAGGATCCTCTTGATAATACAGGGGTAGCTCAGATGGTCGGGGATCGTGAATTTACTCTGCAAGTACAAGGGTATGGAGGCGATCCAATTACTCTCCTACAAAATCTTCAAACATCCTTACAAAAGCAGTCGGTTTTAGACTCACTTCGAGCTGTAGGAATTGTATTCTTCAATTGGCAACCAATTGCAGATATAACCTACCTTATAGATTCACGATACGAACAACGAGCATCATTCGACGTAATGTTTAGAATTGCCAACGTTTATACCGATACTCTTGGAGTGATTAGCACCGTAGTTTTAGAAGAGATTTTTAAAGATCCTTCTGGCAATATAGTGTATGATGAAAGTTTTACAATTCCACCAACTTAGAGGGAATTATGCCATTAAGCGACATCGTAAATGTACAGATTACAAGGCAGACGCAAAGCGTTTCTGAACAAGGTTTCGGGATTCCTCTGATTCTTGGAACAAGTAAAAATTTCAACGACTTGATTCGAAAATACACTAATATGCAGCAAGTCGCACAAGATTTCAATCCCTATGATCTAGAATATATTGCTGCTCAAGATGTATTCTCTCAATCGATTACACCTCAATATATTTATATCGGAAGACGAACAGTTGACACTGTAGGAATAGAGGTCGAAACTGATCTTCCAGCAAAAACTTACACAACTACAATTAATAGCACTGCGGTAACTATAAATTCATCAACTTCGGTTACAGATTCAGTCGTTACCTTAAGCGGAATAAACACTTCAGTGATAACATTCAATATACCATTCGTCACTGGAAATTCCACCCTTGTGACATTAAATGGTGCACCTCTTTCATCGGTTGCTTTTATCACAAATAATGCGACTACCTTAGCAGCAATTGCAACAGAAATTGCTTTAGATGCAAGCGTTACTTCAGCTGTCTCTAACGGAACAAATGCCATCACTGTTATATTTGTTTCTGCTGCAAGTGCAATTGTAAATAGTGTAGTCACTACAGGGGGAGCATCCCAACCATCAGCTACCATTACTTATACAGGCCCATTAGTTACTGGAAACTTAATTAATGTAAGTTTAAATGGATCGGAAATAGGAACTATTACAAGTATTCTAAACTTTGACATAGATTTTGTTACATTAAATTCAATTGTAGCTACGGTGAATGGAGTTGCATTAAGCGCCAACACATTTACAAGCGATCAAGCGACGACTATAGGGCTAGTAGCTACTAAAATAGCAACAGCCACAGGAGTTGCAAGCGCAACTGTAACAGCTGCTAGACAGATCACAGTAGTATTTACAGATCCAGGTGATAATACAGTAGATAGCGTCATTACGACTTTAGGAGCAAGTCAACCTGTATGCACAATTTCAGAGGGCGGATTTGCATTTGCTTCAAGTAGTTCCGCAACAATGACAACTATAGCAACAGCGATTCAAGACGAATTAAATGTTGGATACTCGCCAGGAATAGCGACAGCTGTAGTATCTGGAACGAATAGCAATATTATTTCTATCTCAACAAATCCAAATCAAGCTGGAGTGATAAATTCGTTCATAGTCACTTTAGGAGCGTCTCAAGCGACAGCAGCAATTGTAAACACTTCACAGCCTACGGATGCTAATACAATTGCAGATGCTTTAGTCACAGCAATTAATGCCGCGACATTAGGGGTGACAGCGTCGACACCATCAACACCTGACGGAACATTTTCAATCACAGCAGATGTTGCAGGAGTCCCATACACACTTGCAGTATCTACGAATATCACAAATCCTAATCAAGCTAGAGTTGTAATTACGCAAGCTATCCCTAATCAAGCATATACAGTTCTTATTAATGGCAATTCGTTCGTTTATCAAGCACCTCAAAATGTAGGGGATAACGATCAAATTTCAGCAGCTCTTGTCACATCTATTTCCTCACCGATCCTCTTGGATTCTAACTTAAATCCTGTATTAGTGAATGGTTTGACAGTCCCTAATCCTCTCTCAGGAATAATAGGATCAACCGACAATTCGGACGGATCGCTCGAAGTGACTGCAAATTCATCCACTACTACATTCCTGATTCAAGTAAGTCCAGTAGGAGCAATGGTTATTCAGAAGGGGTTAATCATAGCTCCTTATACTCCTAGTGCAGCTGTAGTAACTGATCTACAAGCTATCCAGGACGTAAATGACGATTGGTATGCTCTAGCATGCACCGATAGGACTGTTGCGACAGTGGAAGCTATCGCAGCGTGGATTGAAACACAGATTAAAATATTTGGCACAGCCTCAGACGATACCAATATAATCAATCAAGCATCAGGTACAGATACAACTTCTATCGCTGCAATTTTCAGCAATTTAGGCTACGTAAGAACTTTTGTAATTTACCATGAAGAGGCTGCAAGCGACTTTCCTGAATGCGCTTGGTTTGGGAATTGTCTTCCTTTAACTCCAGGGTCAGAAACTTGGATGTTTAAAAAACTAAATTCTATTTCCTACTCGGATCTCACCTCAAATCAACAGAACAACGCATTCAATAAATACTGCAATACTTTCGAGTATGTTGGAGGGGTAGGAATCACTCAAAGAGGAACAATGGCAGCTGGAGAATTTATTGACATCATTAGAGGAATAGATTGGCTTACATCAACGATCCAAAGTTATGTCTATAGCATCCTAGTAAATAGTCCAAAAATCCCATACACAGATTCAGGTATCACAGCGGTGGAATCACAAATTAGAAGAGCGCTTCAGCAGGGAGTCGATAATAATTTTATCGCAGCCGATCCTCAATATCAGATCTTCGTTCCAAAAGCAGCTAACGTGCCTGCAATCGATAAAACGAATAGGATCCTAAGAAATGTATCATTCCAGGCAACACTTGCCGGAGCAATTCAAGCAATCCAAATTACTGGAACTGTATCAGTTTAAAGGAGTAACAGGTGAGTGTTAGGACATATGACCCAAAAAATATAATTATTACCGTAGGAGGAGTCCCGATTTCAGGCTTCTCAGAAGGCACTTTTGTAGAGATCGATCGAAACGAACCAACCTGGAACCTTGTAGTGGGAGCAGATGGATTAGTGACTAGAGGAAAAACTAATAATTTTACCGGTTCAGTCATCATTACTCTCAAACAATCCTCTCCTAGCAACGATATATTAAGTGGATTATTAGCAATAGATGAAGCAACGAACGCAGGAGTATTTCCAGTGTTGATTAAAGATCTAAGCGGAAACTCCATATATTTTGCAGGCCGTTGCTGGATTAACCAATATGCAAATTCAACATTTGGAAAAGATATATCAGACCGTCAGTGGACATTGTCTATGGATGAGGCGGATATATTTGTCGGGTCAAACAGTGAAAGTTAAAGTTATTTTGTAAAAACAATGAAAAATCAATAAAAAACAGTAAAAATAAACGTTATTTTGCAGAAACCAAGCAAAATCAAGAGAAAAAATCACATAAAACCGGAAAATCATGATAGAAACTAGAGAAAAAACAATCGGAGACGCCACCTATTCGGTTACTCAATTACCTGCCAGAAGAGCGCTCAGACTAAAAGCAAAATTGATGAAGCTATTCGGTCCGGTATTTGCCCAACTATTCCTTATTACTGAAGATAAGGCATCAGAAGAGCGTCAAAAGGAAAATCTAGTTAACTCTGTTGAATTGCTGACAGGGCAATTAGAGGCGGTGCAACTTGATACTTTGATAGTTGAGATTCTTCAGGGAGTCAGAAAAAATGGTCAAGAATTAACAGCTCCTACCATTGACATAGAGTTTGCAGGGGATATAGCAGGATTATACGAGGTAGTCTTCTTTGTGATAGAGGTGAATTTCGCAAATTTTTTTTCAATG